CTGTTAAATCATTTATTGATATGTTTGCTAATTGGAAAGTACCATAAGCTACTACCATTAAAATATCGTTTACTGAAGCGCCACTAGCAAGAACTATACTGTTTCCTGAAGTTGCTGTGTAGTCTGCATTTGCAAGTTTTACTCCGTTTAAATATACATCAATAAATCCTGCGTCATACGCTAAAGTCTTAGAATTTGAATCTGCGCCACTAAATGTTGTTTGATTTGCAGTTGCAGTATATTCAAATCTGTTTGATGTTCCGTTAACAGTTGAACCTGCCGCAGCCCACCCAGAACTTTTGTAAACTTTTAATTCGTTTGCTGTCGTATCAAAATAAAGGTCACCCACATCGTTGGAACTTCCTGGTGCTGAACTTGCAATTCTGTATCTTTCTGCAAAAGAGTTTACTCCAGATAAATTTGAAGCAACACTATTTACATTTGCAATTGAACCACCAACATTATTTACGTTAGTGATTGCGCCTGCTACTGTCGTAATGTTTGCATTGTTTGTAGCTGCTGTCGTAACGTTAGCTGAAATTCCTGCTACAGTTGTTACATTAGCTTTAATATTTTCTACTGCCGAAACATCTGAAGCAATTCCTGCAACACTTGTTACATCACTAGAAATTCCTGCGACTGTAGTTATGTTAGAATTGTTTCCTGCTACGGTGTTAATATTTGTTGCGTTTGAATTAACTGCGTTAATATTTGTTGCGTTTGAGTTTACTGCTGAAACTGCTGAAGAAATTCCTGCTACTGAAGTAACATTAGCAGATATTCCGGCAACTGTTGTTATGTTTGCCGATATAGGTGCTAAAGTATTTACGTTAGCAATATTAGTTCCTACAGTGTCAACATTTGCAATACTGTTTGATACTGTATCAATTTCTGAAGTTGTTTCTTGTAAGTCTAACGCAGCAGTTTCTATTTCTGAAACTGTTTCGTTTAAATCATTTGCTACTACAATTACTTTAGCAATATCTGAAGCCACTGTATTAACATTAGCTATGTTAGTTGCTACTGTATTAATGTTTGCAGAATTACTTGCTACTGAAGTAACATTAGCCGAAATTCCTGCAACAGTAGTAACGTTTCCAGATATACCTGCTACTGTAGTTATGTTTGCTAAGTTAGTAGATATAAAACCTTTGTTAACAGCGTCATTATTATTTACTGGGTCTGCAACATTAGTAAGTCTTTTACTTTGTACATCCCATTGAAAATTTGAAGCGTCTAGTTTGATTACATCGCCTGCGTCATCAATAGCTTCTTGTCCCATAAAGAAAGCTTGGTTTGAGTCAGTATCTAAATCATTCTCTGTAAGAACTGAACCTGCCGCATAATCAACTAATCTCGAAGCTTGACTTGTTCTACGTCTAATTTCAATGGCACTTGCCGAAGCCGGTGCTGAATTGAAGGTAATCTGAGTACCTGCCGCATTCCAAGTAAAAGCAGTAGTAGCGACACCATTTATTGTTACGGTAACATCAGCCTGGTCACGATATGAGAAACTTACTGCATATTGTGTGGTTGAACCATTACCTGTATATCTTACAAATGAGTTAGCCATTTACACTCCTTTTCTTCTTCTAATATGGGTACTTATTGGTTAGGGTTTTTCTGGAAGGTTCATACTTCCTATTTTTCTTATAACGTTTTGAATACCTAAAGCATTCTGTAATATAAACATTTGAGTTAAATCGTTGTATTGAGACTGAGAAAAGTCATAATCACTGTCCCACATAGATTTAGCTGTTCTTGCTATACCTCCTGTAGGAGAGAAACCTTTAGTCCACAACAAGTCATATGTTGGATTACCAGTTATAATGTTTGAGTCTAGTCCAGTTGAACGATAGTGGAATAGAGGATTAACTCCAAATACTCCTAATCCAGTATCTATTGTAGCCGGTATTAATGAAGCAAAAGCTGAACGTTGAAATCCTGCTCTTGCAATATTTTTAATTATTTCTTCATCTGTTTTACCAAGTCTCTTTTCTAGAAATTTCTTTCTTTCTCTTCCAGTCATTAGTAATGCTTGTGCTTGGACTTGAGCAACATACGCCATTCCTGCAAACATAGTTGACATCATCATTCCCATGTAAGCCTGCATATCATTCATTTTAATACCATGTAATAAATGTTTTCCATAAGCAGTCATCATAAATCCTCTAAACTGAAACATAATTTTTCCAGTTGTAGTGTCAGTTAATCCTTGAAGAAACATTTGTTCACCAATGTCATTTTCTTGAATTGTTCTTCTGCCCCATCTATTAATTGCATGGGCATATGTAGACGCAGCTTCCTGGTCTGCCCAATTGTCTATATTAATTCTTTTAATTTTTCTTTTTGTTAATGCGCCTTCTTCGGTAATAGCGTGTTTTTTAATTTGGTCTATAATTCTTTTATACATAGCGTCAGAGATACCTAAATCTCTAGCACGTTTTTTACTTATAGCTGCACTACCACCAAAAGCTTCATTAACCCATTTTTGAACCATTCCTTTTAAAGCAATTCTTTTCATAGCCATGTTAACAATATTCATTCCAGAAATATCTGCTGTAGTTCTGCTTAAATGGTCAAGTCCTCTTTCTAATTTATTTATTTTAGATGTAGAAAGTCTTGCACCAAATTCATCTGATTGATTAGCTACTTGATTAATAAGTCTTTCACTTCCAAATCCACCAAAGATTTCTTCAGCTTCTCTCATAAACTCATCATCAATTTCACCATCTTTCATTCTTTTTATAAGCTTTCGCATTTCTGGTAAATGCTTAATTGTTTGTCTTAATCCAACGTTTGTAACTAATACACCTATCTCAGCTAATTGAGCAAAACCAACTTGGTTCATAATTCTAGCAAAGTTATATTTTCTCATTATTCTTCCAAATGTAGAATAAGTAGTAGATATATCTTCTAGTGGTTTTCCAACCAAATGGTCATAACCACTTTGTAAAGCTTTCATTTCATTAATTCTAGTTTTATCAGTAACAGCAATTCCTTGCGCTTCATATTCTTTTTCTATCTGTCTCATCATCTTAGTCCAATCAGAACCAGACCTAAATCCTCTTTCAGCTAATGCTATTTGACCAGTTAAGTTATTTGCATAGTTTAAGAAAAGTATCTCTGAGTCATTTTCTAAAAAATCTGAAATTTTCATTTCACCGTCAGAAAAAGTTTCATCAAGTTTTACTCTTCTGCTTTTAAATATATTTGATGTTCCACCTTTACTTGGAAACACAGCGTTTGTAATTTCTAAAATTTCATCTGCACTTAAATCAGTTTGCTCTCTTAATAGTCTGTTTAAATCTTCTGCTTTAGCATTAAGTATTCCACCAATATTCATTTGGTATTCACTCTTTTGTCTTTGAATAACTCTCATTAAATATTTAGCTAATCTTAAATTTGATTTTTCATTTAAGCCACCACGCATTGCTTTAGCTAAAAACTGAGCAACTCTTTCTGCACCTTTTCCAGGATATTTTTGTTCCATTTTATCAATAAGTTTAGAAAGTTTAGCGTTAGAATAAATTCTAGTTAAGTAGTTTAAATTTTCTTCAATTTTATCTGCACCTCTAACACCTGCGTCTTTTGCTTTTTGTAATAAATCTTTGTAACGTTCTTGTTGAGCCGTAACCATTCTTTGTACAGAAGGGCTTTCGATAGCGTGTCCTCTAATACCATTAGCTACTAATTCATTAAATTCTTCTCTTTTAGTAATACCATCTAAGTGTATTCTTTTATAACCATTTTCTTTTAACCAAGCGTCATAACTAGATACCCACTTCTTATAATATAAAGCACGTTGTCTATTAAGCTCAAATTGCTTAACTTGTGACATTGTTCTAGACCTAACCCAGTTTTTACCAGTCTTACCAAGTGACTCATATAAAATATTAGATATACCTCTAACTAATTTATTTTTAGACATATCAGTAACGCCTGCTCTGTCAAATCTAAAGAATTTCCAAAACCCAGAACCCATAAACACGTCACCATTTTCTTTTACATCTTTTAATGCTTTTGCCATGTAGTTGGTATACAATTCAGCCATAGCGTCATTTTCGTCTTTACCAGTGTACTCTAGATTTTCTTCTTTAATTTTGCATTCTGCCATTTGTTATCCTTAATCACATTTATAAATTTTACCGTCTTTAGTAACGATGTATTCATCTTTACCATCAGGCATTCTAATTTCTGTATTACCGTCTGTTCTTAACGTTGTTCTATCAGATATGTCTTTATTATATTCGTCAGCTACTTTGTCGTAATCATCTTGTTCTGTTTTGTTAGCAACATCATATTTCTTATTACCTTTTGTAGTAGTCTTTAAACCTGCTTCATCAATAATTTCTTTTTCTTTAACGTTAGTGTAATCGTCCATTGCTTTATTTAATGCAATATCATCATCTGACATCTTACGACTTTTAATTCCTCTTATTGTTCCACCTAAAACAAATCCTGCTGAAGCAGCAATCAATAATTCTTTTGTTCCTAGTGTTGGGTTTTGTGAAACCAATGCGCCTTCAATTGCTAAGTTAGTAGTTCCTGCCGCAAGTCCACCTCTAATAATTCTTTGAAGACGGTTTGCTTTATGCATTACAATTGCCGGTGCTAAAATACCGTCTGTTGCAATCGCAGCACCCCAAGCAACAGGGTCTAGAACTGCTGCCAGAAATCTTGCTGTCATTCCTGTAGCAATTCCTTTAGCCATTAAAACTTTTTCTTTTTCTTGAACGTCTAATATTTTTTCTTTAATTCTTTTTAATTCTGGAAATGATGTAGCTTTTTCAAAAGCGTCCCAATAATCTGGGTTTACATCTTTTTTTAATTCATCTTGTTGCTCTTTACTTAATACAAAATCATTAATACCAAATTCATAGTTAGGGTTTAAATCTTCTCTACCTACACTTTTTAATACCCAATTAGTAATCCACTCTTGGTCTATTGCTGCTTTTCCAATATCTAAATAAGAAGTTTCTTTTGCAAACTTTTCTTTTGCTTCTTCATTTACTTTATCTACTTCAAATTGTTCTTTAGCACTAATGGTAGGAATGTCTAACATTGGGTCTAAGAACGAAGGATTTTTATGTCCTTCTAAAGGGTCATAGTTTTCTAACTCTTCATTTTGTTTTTCTAAGCCTTTTATAATTTCATCTTTATTCGCATAAACAAATTCATTTTTGTTTTGATTAAATGCAGCTTCGTTAACTTCTATCTTTTCTTGTTTCTCTGCAAATTCAGTTTCTATTTTATCTAATTCTGTTGAACCAGTTTCTTTGTAATCTCTATTAATTTGCTGTAAATCATCTAGTAAGTTTGTAAAGAAATTACCATCGGTATCTTCTACAACTTTTTGTGCTGTCTCAACAACGTCTTTTGCTTCTTGACTTTCTAATACATTATTTATTGCGCTTTGCGCTTCGTCACTTAAAATTCCTGTTGATGTTCCTGCGTCAATGCTTTTTTTTAGCGCATCCGAACTCCACAATAACTGTGCTTCATCAAGTCTTCTGCTTGTGTATCTGTCACCAAACTTTAATAAATTTTTATATGCACCTACCCAATCACCACTTGTAGTTTGTTTCCAAAAGTTAGGTGTTCTGCTTTCTAAATCTCCATATTGAAAAGCTACAGAAGCTAATACTGTTGCTTGTTCAGTTCCTAAATCATCAAATGATGTTCCTGTACTTGCTTCCCATTTACTTTTTAAATTTGTAATAGCTTCACTTTTAGCAAATTCATTAATTATTTTACCCTGGTCCTCAGAAATATTTAAGTTAGAAGCTATCTCTTCAGCTTGTACTCCTTTAAAACCTAGAAACGGTGTAAGTAAATCAATAATATCTTGTGGTAATCCTTTTAAATCAGATAATTTTCTAGCACCTAAATCAAAACCACTAGCAATAGTTACACCAGACTTTGAATTTTTTGCGTCTGGTACATAGCCTTTTGTTTCAAAGCCTTCTTGTTTTAATATAAAATCAAAATCTATATTGCTCATTTAATTACCTCAAAATCTTCTTTCATTTGGTTGTATAATTGAAGTTCATCTACATTATTAATATTTGGTATATCAACGCCTTCAATAATTTTTATCATTTTGTCATTTCTTTCGGTTAGTGTTTTATTCCACACAGCACCTTCTAAATATTTTTTGTTAAATTCAGAGTTACCATTAAAGACTTCATTAAAAGTAAATGCATAAGCTTTACCTTCAATACTTACCGGTGCCATTGTACTTCTGTCCATAACAACAAACATATTACCAAACCAAGGTGCTAAAACTAAATCATCTTGTTCATAGAAACCGTTAGATTTTTCAGCTACGTGATGTGATAAGAATTTTGATTTGTCTGTTAGTTCTTGATGAAAAGTTGAATCGGCACTAAGTCCAGGCATTTTTCTTTTATTCCATAAAATACCATCTACAGCAATGTAAGAACTTTGTATCATTTCGACAGCTTTTTCCATAGCTGCGCCTTCGTTAGCCCCAGTCATAGTAAATATTTTTGCAATACGAATTGCTTCTTGCACTTGGAAAGTTGTGTCAGCGTCATCTTTAAACCAAAACTTAAATTTTTCTTCAATTGCACTTTGAATTTCATCGTCTGGATTTTCAAATACTTTGACGGCACTTGGCATATTTTGTACTTGCCACATTTTTGCTACAGCGTCATTTAATTCCATTCCATTTTTTTGTAAGGCTAAAACACCTTCATAAAATATTTCTTCTTTACCAGTTAAATAATCAGCAATAGGATTGTTGTCTTGTCCTAGTCTTTTTAAAAGTTTAAATCTTTCTAAACCTTTCATAAACTGTGGAATTTGGTCTACTTGAAATATATTTGTATTGTTAATTATACCAATACCTAATTCTAATTCTTCTTTCCACGGATAGAAAACAATTGCATTCTTCGACATAATAGAAGCTATATAAGCATTTACTTTATCTTCTTTAGGAAAAGTTTGTCCTCTGTTAGAAGGATTAGTTTCCCATATCTTTGCTTCTTCATCTACTAAGGTAACAATTTTATTAAACTCTGAAGGGTCTTTTAGTATACCACTAGCAATTAGAGTTGCTCTTTGTTCCATCAAGTTAAGAATATTTTTATTCCAATCATCTTTATTAATAAATTTTTCTGTAACTACTTTGTCTTCTCTTAATTGTTTAATAGATTCAATACCACCTTGTTCCCATGCTTTAGTCATCATTAAGAAAGCTGCGTCATTAGTTTGTTTATTAAGTAATAAACCTTTAGCTACTGATTGTTTTTCTTCTA